TTGTTTGGTAATCAGGAAGAATCTCCTGTCGAAGAGAAAGAAGAAACGAGAGTTGTTTCGAAAGGAAATAAAACATTTCACTAATCTCATCATCAACCCCGACACCGTAATTATCCTCGGATGTCAAATAAAAAGCAAGTTTATTTTAATTGCAAAAATAATCAAACTTGCTTTTTAATCAATAATACTGTATAATGTGATTTGCTGGATTAAAACCAGGAACTTAATATGGCTCATTATGTAAACAATGCTGATTTTTTAGCTGCAATAAAAGAATATCGACAAAAGGTAAAGGAAGCTGAGGAAAGCGGATCACCGAAACCTCAGGTTACTAATTACATTGGCGAGTGTATACTTAAAATTGCAACTCATCTATCTTACAAACCCAACTTCATTAACTACTCATACAAGGATGATATGATCCTGGATGGTATTGAGAATTGTATTCAATACATTGACAATTTCGATCCTGATAAATCTAGCAATCCTTTTTCTTATTTCACGCAAATCATTTATTATGCTTTCTTGCGAAGAATATCTAAAGAGAAAAAACAAGCATACATTAAAAACAAACTGGTTATGGATATGCCAATCGACAGTTTTGATTTGCAGGAACAAGATGAAGATGGTCAGTTTCAAAATGCATACTTAGAGTTTATACAAAATAATACACAAGACTTTTCTGCCTTCGAAGAAAAACAAATCTCAAAGAAGAAAAAGAAGAAAGATACTCTTGAGGAATTTATAGGTGATAATGATGGCGAAGTCAATACGTAGATTATTGGAACAACTTAACGTCAGCAATTATAGAGAAATTATTCAAGAAGTAAGACATAAAAGAAGAAAAGCAAGAGCGCGACGAGTAAACAGTAGATTTCTTAAAGGTTATACTTGGGATGCGTATTTTATGCAATCTAACTCTTCATCGGGTTTCATTGTTGAACAGGCTACTAAAAATCTTATTAAGTTCAGCGTGAATAGTAATTCAACAGAAGTACGTGCATATGGCGATGAAGATTTTTGCGATGGAATAATCGAACTTGTCGAATCTAATTTCTCTGTTGTAACTTCTTACATTGAATGGATTTATGGCAGTGATGGCAATTCTGTTAACGTGCCATTGAATCGCGATCGTCTTCCCATTGAAGAAATGTATCCGTTTCTAAATGGTGAATCTCTTGGCGACTACTATGATCGCTACATGGAATCTTCCGCAAACATTCTTCTTCTGATCGGTCCACCTGGTACTGGTAAAACTACATTCATTCGTGGTCTGCTCGCACATCGTTCTTGTTCTGCCATTGTTACATATGATGCAGGTATCCTTGAGAAAGATGGTTTCTTTGCTCGCTTCATCGAAGATGATGCAGAGGTTATGGTTCTCGAAGACAGCGATACTTTCTTAAAATCGCGCAGCGATGGTAACACAATGATGCATCGTTTCCTTAATGTGGGTGATGGTCTCGTGACAACCAAAGGCAAGAAGATGATTTTCTCTACTAATCTTCCAAGCATTCGTGATATTGACGCTGCTCTTATTCGTCCAGGTCGTTGCTTTGATATTGTTGAATTCAAACCATTGTCCATTGACGATGCAAATAAACTGGCGAACAAACTCAACACTACTATTCCTGAGAAGAAGACAGGTGAGATTGTTGAGTATTCTATTGCTGAGATTTTCAATCAGCAAACTGAAAGAAAACATACATCTAAAGCCAATAGAAAGGTAGGTTTTGTTTGAAAGTAGCGATAATTACAGATCAGCACTTTGGCGCCAGAAACGACAGTATTGCATTTCTAGACTTCTTTGAAAAATTTTATGATAATACATTCTTCCCAACAATTATTAAAGCCAACATTAATACTGTTCTTATTCTTGGCGATACTTTTGATAGGCGTAAATATGTAAACTTCTATGCACTTGATCGTGCTAAGAAAATGTTCTTCGATAAGTTAGAACAGATGAACATTCAAGTTTATATGTTGGCTGGAAATCATGACACATATTTTAAAAATACAAATGAAGTAAACTCGCCAGAGTTACTACTACAACAATATAGTAATATAAATGTTATTTCAAAACCAACTACGATATCAGTTTATGATACTGGCATTTGTATGGTTCCATGGATCTGCCCAGAAAATTATCAAGCATCTCTGGATGAGATGGTAACGACTAAAGCAGAAATCTGCATGGGGCATTTTGAGATTGCAGGATTTGCAATGTATAGGGGGATGCAATCTAATGAAGGACTATCTAAAGAAACATTTAACAAGTTTGATATGGTTTTCTCTGGTCATTATCATCATAGGTCAGATGATGGTCATATCTCTGGGCAATCCCTATGAACTTACTTGGCAGGATTACAAAGACCCTCGAGGATTCCACTTGTTTGATCTCGACAGCAGAGGACTCGAATTCATACCAAATCCATATGTTATGTTCGAAAGGGTCGAATACGACGACAAAGAAGGAGAGCCCACCGATCTCGACACCTTTGATCTAAAGGACTGTTATGTCAAACTTGTAGTTGTAAATAAAACTGACTATTATAAATTTGACAAGTTTATTCAAAAACTGTATACTAAAGGGTGCGCAGATATTAAGATCATTGAAGATCTTTCAGAGTTTGAAGATGGTGAAGTTGGCGAGGAAATAAATCTTGAAGATACTCTCTCTGTTCTCTCCAACTATATCGACTCTGTTGAAACTGATGTTGACAAAGAACAGGTGAAAACATTTATGAGAACTCTTTATACAGAAGCAGTTAATGTGGAGGTTTAATGATTACATTTAAATCTATATCTTGGAAAAACTTTTTATCAACAGGCAATTCATTAAACAAAGTATTACTCAATAAATCTAGTACTACTCTTATCATTGGTAAGAATGGTGAGGGAAAGAGTACCATTCTAGATGCATTGTGCTTTGCTTTATTCGGCAAACCATTCCGCAACATCAACAAGGGACAGCTGGTAAACTCCATCAATGGTAAGAATTCATTGGTTGAGATTGAGTTTAGTGTTGGTAAGAAAGACTATCGCGTAGTCAGAGGAATCAAACCAAACATCTTTGAGATCTATCAGAATGATGAGATGATCAATCAAGATGCTGCTGCAAGAGATTATCAAAAGATTCTTGAGCAGCAGATCCTAAAATTAAATTACAAAACTTTTACACAAGTAGTCATTTTAGGATCTGCTTCTTTCGTTCCATTTATGCAGTTATCTCCCGCAATGAGACGAGAGGTTATCGAGGACATCCTTGATATAAGAATCTTCTCGACTATGAATCAACTTCTCAAAGAGCGAGCGCAGGAAACTAAAGATGAAATCGCTAGAATTGAGAATGAGATCAGTAGTGCACGAACTAAAGTAGAGGCGCAGCAAACACTTATACAAACTATCAGCAACGCAAAGGCTGATAGTATTAAAGCAATTCAAGCGAAGATTGATGACAACACTGCTCAGATATCTACAGAAGAACTAGAGATCAGCACTATTATCCAAGAGATTAATACTCTGAAGGCTGGCATCGAAGGTAAGGATGCTTTATATGAAGACATTGAAAAAGCCAAACAGTTAAAGACAAAATTAAATGAGAAAGTAGAAACTTGCGAGCACAATGCAGAGTTCTTTACAGAGCATGAAGTATGTCCTTCTTGCTCACAAGACATTACAGAAGAATACAAACAAAGGATCATCAATGATCTCAATAACAAAATGCAGGACAATACCAGAAAGATTACTGAACTAGAATCTGCTCTGGAAGCTCTCACTAAAAAGTTACTAGAGATCAACAAGATCAATGATCAAATAACAGATAAGAACATACTTCTTTCTACTAAGAACTCTACAATTAGTTTGTTGACCAAACAGATTGGTGGGATGAGAGAAGAACTATTGACGCAAAAACAAGATACAACTAACATCGATGAGGAAAAGAATAAGTTAAAGGTACTCGCCAGTGAAGCACTTGAAAAGATCCAACAGAAAACTAAATTGCAAGAGCAAAGAAATCTAGAGGAAGTTGCAAATATACTATTGAAGGATACT